AAGAGTACGTCCAGATTTGTTGCGTTAACGACTGCTTCACTCTACCTAACCGCTATGAGCAAATCAAGCTGGCGTGGGTAGGGAATGAATCAGTATCGTTAGCTGACGAATGGTTCAATGCTACCAATGCTTTTGCGTTGAATGCTGACCAATCTTGCCATCGTTTGATTACGGAGGTAGGAGGAAAGCACGTTCTCTTCAGAGACTACACCACCCACTTCTATCGTTTGGGAGTGATGTTAGAAAGCGCAGAAGACATCGGCGTGACTCTAACATTTGAGGTACAAGACCAGTATGATACCTATCATACAATCAAAGTAACTGGGGTTAATCCTCCAACACTAGCTCAATCTGATCTATTGATCAAAGGGGTAAGGTCAGTATCTAAACCCGCAACCAAAGGAAGAGTAAGAATATATGCGTACGATACCGCGCTGGAAGCTAAAACATTAATCTCAGTCTACCAACCTAATGATGTTAACCCATCATTCCGTAGATTCAAAGCACCAAGAACGTGCGAGTGTATTACTCTGTATGCTTCTAAGAGATACTTTGATCTGGTAGACGAACAAGAATTAGTTGAGTTCATCCCAGACTCAATGATCTACGCTATCCTTGCTCTGAACTCCAGAGACAACAGGAAAGCGCAAGAGTTCTTGATGAACCTAGACCTTGCCATTAAAGAGCAGGAGAAGGAGATGGAGAACGAAGAGATACCAACTGCCGCCCCGATTCGATTTGCTAACTATAGCAGAGCAGAGAACCTAATCGGTTCTGATCTACTATCACCATCAGCTAACGATTACTTCTTGTATAGATGACACTAGAAACTACAGAAAATATCGCTGCTAGATTTGTTGGGAACTACAAAGACCCAACAGAGTTTGTTGCATACCAAGACCCGCATGATGAACTCAATAAAATAGAAGCATGGTTAATCGAGCAACCACAAGTCGATTGTCCTCTTAAACATTCATTTACCCCTAATATGTACATTAGGGAAATCTTCATGCCAGCAGGATCGCTTGTAACTAGCGCACTACACCTTACTACTCATCCATTCTTTATCTTAAAAGGAGATGTGAGCGTATGGTATTATGATTGTCCTATTGAACGATACAAAGCCCCATACTCTGGAGTAACCAAAGCAGGGACTAGAAGGCTTCTATACAACCATGAAGATACTATCTGGGTTGCGTGTTATGCTACGCAGTTGACAGATATAGAAGAACTCACTAAATCTCTTGTATGCACAGATATGAATCCATTTATGGATATAAATGATCCAAGAATGCCATTGTGGGATCAAAATAAAATAAAGGAATTGCAATGAAATCATGTCATTATCATCCAGAGGAATTACTATACAATAAACACACCCAAAAGTTTAATGTTTTTGCAGCTACAGCAACCGCATTGGGGGCTGGGACTGCTTTATCGGCAGGAATTGGAGCGGCAACAGTCTCTGGAGTTATCGGGGCTGGAGCTACAATGCTTGCATCTGGACAAGCTAACAAAACAGCAAGAGCTGGGCAAAAACAATTAGGTGAACAAACAGCCAAAACGCAAGAAATGGCTGAGAGATTGCCAAAAGAAACTGGACAAGTCTTGCGCGGGAACATCCCTGAGTACAATCAAGCTGCTGGTGAACTCACCGCAGGGACGTTGCAAGCACTAGAGCAATTTCAACCCGGAGCGGGGAAGCAAAGGCAACAGATTAGTGATTCTATATCTTCATTGCTAGGAGGGAAGCTAACTCCCGATATGATGCAGAGTATAGCAGAGATAGGTGGAGCTGGATTCAACCCATTCACAGCAGGACGTGCTGGTGGATTCCAAACTGCACAAGCCTTGTACCCTAAAGGGTCACTGGCTGCACTGAAAGAAGGATTTGGAATGTTCCAATCTATGATGGGGCTAGCACCAGCATTTCTAACTACTTCAACTCAAGCTGGAGCAATGGCAACTAACCTTGGTGGTCTATCAGCGGCAGCGTTAGGAGGATCATACCAAGCAGGAGCAAACCAGATCGTAGGAAATATCGCATTAGCTAACCAACAAAACCAAGCTAACATGGGAATGGCAAGTGCAATTGGAGGAATTGGAAAATCTGCTGGTGATATATATGGACAATATGTACAACAAAGCTCTGGATTGCAAAGTTCAGGATTCTATGGCTCAAAAGCAGCAGCAGCGGAGGGATATGGAGTAGCACCGAATCAGTTAAGTCAACAAGGGGGTTCTGGCGGCGGGTACTACTACAATCCAAGCGGAACTTATAAAACATAAATATTATGGCTATGATACCAGCAATGAGCGCAGCAGATTTCGGCACTGGCGGAACCGCTGTAATGAACTATGGAATGCAAATAGGAAAAGACCTAGCTGCATATGGAGAGAAGATCGGTCTTCAGATTAAAGATAACCGAGACAAGCAACAGGCTATGGGATCACTGCCAGCCTTACAAGAAGCTATGCAATCATTCCAAGCTGGAGACAATGCGGCTGGATATTCTTCTTTGCTCACTCTTTCTGCATCTGATCCATCTAATCCATATGTACAGAATCTAACAAAACTAGGATTCATGGGTGGTACGGCTATTGATGATAATAGATACAAGATGGCAGTTGCTGGTGCTAAAACATCTAGCATGGATTCTATCCTTCCTATTTTAATGTTAACAAATCCAGAATTAGGAAAAAAATTATCTGAATCATTAGTTACACCTACACAAACGAATGCTACGCAACCGACTCCCGGTTCAGATGAAGTTAAAATTGTAACTGATGTTAATCAAGCACCAAAGGACACAAGGTCAGAAGCTCTTAAAAAGTATCAAGAGCAAGCGGCAGCAGATGAGGTTGCTAATAATCCAAAGTTATATGAAGATGGTAAACTACCAGAAGCACCCCTATCTAAAACTCAAATAGTAACTAGAGAAGCACTTGATAAGAATGGGCAAGCATTAAGTAGCGGCAAAACATTTGGTGAACTTATTGCTAATGTAGATGAAATGGTATTCACACCAGAAACACTTTCCACATTACACCCAAAATATAAAAAGATATCTGGATTAGATAAATACCTTCCCGGAGTAAGCGGAATTGCTATTATTCCAGAAGAAGCACTTCAACTTAAATCAATGAGTGCTAGTTCAAGAAGTGGAACCACTGCTACATTTGCTAATGATCCAGAATATCAGAAAGACCCCAAGAAATTCTTAGATAATGTTACTGACGCTGTTGGAAAACTAAATTTAAATCAAGGAATACAAGATGCGATTAAGGCATTAGGAGGGATTGATAAAATTTCAACTGTTCCATCTGGTAAAACAGGAGAATTCAAAATCGCAAATCTTCCAGAAGGAACAAAGCCAATTAGAATAGATAAAGAGACTAGAGATGCGATAGTCTTGATAGCGACACTTCCGCAAGCAGCAAAGAATGCAAACTCCCCTTTATTTGGACGCGCAGATATTGACATCCCAGCACCTTTGCAAGGCGTTGACAGGAAAGCTCAAACCGCAAAATTTTTAAGTCAATAAAAATGACAATAACGCTTGATAAGCTTAAAAAAGCAAGAGAGGCTGGTTTTACCGACGATGAACTTTCTGTGGTCTTATCAGAGCAAAACCCCAAAATCCGTTCTGCCATTAAGGCTGGAGTTACTTTAGATGAGATAGCCGATTTCTATACTACATCACCATCTGCTACTTCTATTTCAGAAGTAGAGCAAATCCAAAATCTACAAGGAATACCAGAAAACATCAATCGAACTGGGGGACTTCCAGTTGGTGGAGAACCAGAAGTTAAGGGTGATGAGGATATCCTAGCAAAGGAAGTGGGTCAAACAAACACCTTCATGGAAGGGCCAGAAGGAAAGCCTGTAGAGGTTCGTCGCGCCCAAGCAATCGACATCGGTGGCAGGGTAATACCTGAGCCAATCAGTCCAGATGGGATGACTCTAGAGTCCCGTGGGGAGTTGATTAAAGAAGCTGGTAAGATAGTAAAGATGCCAGAAGGGTCTTCGTTTGCAGACTTCACACAAATGTCTAGCGAAAGGAATGCTAAGTTACAAAAACTACAACAAGCACAGCAGACCCATGAGGCAAATCAAATAGCATTCTTGAGTAAGATGATCTCTGGGAAATCCAGAACACAAGTCTCAATGAAGACTGGGTTGGGGGAAGAGCAAGCTGGAGGTGGTGTCCCAGTTGAAAAAGAAACATCCCTTGTGATTCCAACAAGGCGAGAAGCCTCGATTTCAAGAATCGGAGATCAACGTGAGTTCATAGATAAGATTATCGGAAACGATAAATTCTTGGACTATGCAGCATCAAAAGGAATTGCTGTACCCAGCATGACATCACGAATGGCTGGGCAGTATCTTGGTGTAGGAGAAGCACCAGATAAGATTGCTCAACTAAAACAAAATGTAGATGTAAGAAAGCTGGCTGAAGAGTTTGCAATGACATCTCCAGACTTTGCGGATAACGCTTCTGATTTATTTAAGAGAGCTTGGGATGGATACGCTGGAGCTATTGGATCGGGGGTTGTTGGCCCTATTGGTCTGGCATTGAAAGAAGTAGGCTTAGAGAATGTTGGGCAAGAACTTATTAATGCTAGTGTCTATGCGGATGAGCAACGTGAGCTTGGGCAAGACCCAAGAAAGGTTGGAGCCGCAATGCAGTTCGGCAGGGATGTATCAAGTGGAATAGGATTCACTGCCTCTGCGTTGGTTACTGGTGCTATAGGAAATACAGCAAGATCAACTCTAGGATTTAATTCAACAAGAGCAGTTAATCTATTCCAAAAAGCTAACACACTAACATTTAGTGGACTAAACTCAGCATGGCAAGGATACTCTGAAGCTAAGTCTGACGGCGCAACTGAAGAACAAGCTAACCAAGCTGCCTTACTAGCTGGATTAACTCAAGCCCCACTTGAGTTGTACTCACCACTGCAAAAGTGGATAGGTCGCTTTGATCCACAGCAGCAAAAAAGATTGTACAAAGGATTGTCTCAAGTAGCTACAGCTATCGCTGAAGGTGCAGAGGAAGCATTGTTCAATGAGATGCCACAACAGATTGTTGGTAACCTTGTAAAGCAGTACGTCTACAAACCTAACCAAGATATCTTTGAAGGAACTCTCTATGCTGGTGGAGTTGGTGGAGCATCAGGCGTGATCACATCCATCTTCACTCAGATGATTGCTGGCAAAAAAGCTAGAGCAATGGATAAGAAGGGGGATCAAGGTGGTAGTGAAGAGACTGACATCGATTCAAAGGCTGATGAGATGGCGGATAAACTAGCTCCTGATGCCGCATCTGACCTAGCTCAAAAGATGGTAGAAACTGGTTCTAACATTGATAATCTGAAAGAAGAGATTGGCAATGATGAGATGGGACTTCAATCATTTGAAGAAGGTTCACAAGAAAGACAGAATGCTGAACTGGTATTGAATGAAAAGAAAGCTAGTCTAGATAGACTGCAAAAAGAATTTGATTCTTTATCTGCTCCACCAAAAGCAGCACCAGTCGCAAAAGCTGCAACACCCTCCACTACTATCGAAGAAGCCAAGACAAAGATCGAAGAACTCAACACAGAGTTCGATGCTTTGGATGATAATGATAAGGCCGGTATTGATAGGGTTAACACACAAATTTTCGCAGAGCAGAATAAGATCGCTGAACTGACAGCAATCGAACAAGGGGTAGAGCCACAAGGAACAACTCCAACCCGTGAGATGGGGTTACCTCCATCTGGCAGAACAACGACACCGACACGTCCAAGGATGTTAGCTGGAGAGTTCTATGCAGATCGCCCTATACTCAAAGCATTCATGTCTGCTACAGACAAGGTAGTCGGCAGGATACCAGTCTTCAGCAAGAGGGCGCAGAAGCTCAAGAACGCCATCAGAACGGGCATTGCAAACAATGCAGGGTTTCTAGCTGGAACGAACACCAAAGTCATTACAAGCGAGGAATTCGGTAAGCTAACTGGGCGCAAGCAAGTAGCCGCCGACACTGGTACATACAGAGCTACCTTCCTTAATGGACAGAAGTATCTTGTAGTTCCAGACATCAATCAAATGACTGGTAAAACTGTTCAAGGGGAACAGAGAGCCGCAAGTAAGGATGCGGCAATCGACCAAGAGTCACGGGCGGCAGCCAAGAAACTAGAGGAGGAGATGATCCATCTCTCCATGTTCCAAGGTATCCAAGACGAATATAAAGCTCTCAAGAATCCAAAACTTTCAGAGCAAGAATATGTCGTAAAGCGACTCTCCGATATTGTTAAAGAGGTGAAGCGTACCAATCCGAATGCACTGCCGGGCGTTTCCAATGCTTACCTAAACGATAAATCAAAGCTCCTTGATGATCTTACCTTCTCCCAAGAGTTCATGCGTATGGTCATCCAGCGTGTAAGAACAGGCCAAATCACAGAAGATTTAAACGCTATCAGACAAGCAGAGCAGGAAGCATTCTCAGACCAAGATAAGGGAGCTATCATCTCGCTCAAGAACTCCATACTCAATGCACTTAGAGTAGTCCGAGATAGCATCACAAGATACCTTGGCAAGGGAACCTCTACTAAAGAAGTAGAGAAGATGAAGAACGCCATCAACGCTATCCTCGATGAGTATGGTATCGTGAAGGGAGAATCTAACTATGAGTTTAAAGATTACTCTGCCGCTCAACCTAAAGGTGAACTGAAAGCAGAACCTACCGAAGTTACCCCAACCGTTAAGGAATCCTTACCAGTTGAAGCAGTATCGGAAACGATAACTGAACCAGCAATCGAAGCGAAGGCTGGTGTAACTCCTAACCTTTTCACTCAAGAGAATGCGTCAAAGAATAGAGAAGTCCTCGCAAAGCGATTTGAAAAGTTCGCACCCCAAGTTGGAGTCGAAGGACTTGTTAGGGGGTGGCAACGCCCAAGTGATGGAAAATTCATTCGGGTGGACGAACACTACTCTTTATGGAGGACTGGCGATGGGGAGATATTAGGTGACCCAACAACAATTGGATATGTTAGAATCGTTAAAGAGGGAAAGACTCTAATGGCAGAGGGAAATCCAAATCCGAAACAACTAAAGGAACTAAAGGATGCAGCTATTGAGCAAGGGCTTGAGCTTTTTGCGGAAAAATCATATTATCCCATCGAAGCGAGGGCAGGGGCAACGCCGCAAGTTCAATACGCTGAAGCAATCAATGGAGATACGGGCAACGACCCAATCACACCAAAGACAAATCAACAAACTTGGGCAAAGAACAATCCAGAAAGTGCGTCTCAAATTAACTCTCTAATCCTACAAAGATTGAGAGAAGCTGGACATCTATGGAAGGGAGGCGTGAAGATGCCAATGTTTAAGGCAGCATCTAAAAATTTCAAATCAGCGGATGGAGATGTTGGATCATTCTTTGCGGATACAAAAGAACACGCAATGAGTTATCTGGTGAAAGGAGCAAAGATATTCTCCGCATATATCAAGATGGATAATCCCGCCAACTCATCTGATGTGGTTAGAGTTTTGTCTAAAGCATTCCCTCAATACGCTGGGGAATTCAGATCAGATGGAGGAGATTGGGGATCAGTAATGTCTACTGGTGGGATTAGTGATGGAGCGAAGTTTGTTGAAGCAATGCAGGACGCTGGATACGATGGAGTATACCAATGGGACGGGGCAGATGGCGTTGCGGTAGTGTTCAACCCAAACCAAGCCAAGTCAGCAGACCTCGCTACCTACGATGAGCAGGGCAATGTAATCCCACTCTCTGAAAGATTCGATGTAACTTCTCCCTTGATTGCCCGTGCTGGAGAAACGCCAGAGGTTAAACCAATGTCCAAGAGAAGCCAAACAGCAATGGGAAGGATAACCAACAACATGGTATCTGGACTAGAGGATATGGCTGAGATGCTCAAGCCGAAGGATAACAAGGCACTCAAGGAGTATCAATCCAGAGCAACACAAAAAGATAAAGGATACAACAAAGCGTTGATATCTCCTTATGCTGTAGCTGGAAACCTATTTACATCCAGTCCGTTTACAGCGGCTAATAATGCTTTAAATAAGATTTTCAGAGACAATCCAGATATAGATTTTCTGCGTGTCGCACAAGACATGGTTGGTATGGATGCTTTGACACTTGAAAGAGCATACAACATTTCACCGTACGAACAATTTAATCTAACGGTAATGATGTATAAATCAATGCCAGCATTTAGAGAGGAAGTAAAACAAGCAGATATTGCTCCTCTTGCGCGTGAGGCATTTAATTTAGAAGCATTGGATATAGAAGCAAAGCTGGCTACCAAAGCTATACTGATGTCGCAGAGTGGAGCGCAAATGACCCAAGCCGCATATACATTGAGGAACATTGTTGGTGCAGGGGTAGCAATCGATACATACAAGTCTAACATCGTATACTCGATGGGTAAACTTGCCGCCCTTACTAAGTCTGCTTTTACTGATGTAGCTAACGCTGTTCGTGGAGACAGAAGGAAAGCAATGGATACCGCATTCAATGTCCAAAGTGTATTCCGCAAGGCGGTTTCCATGATGAAGATGGCAGAGAAGAATCCAGAGAAAGTCAGGCAAGCTATCCGAGCAGAGGTTGGAAAGAAGAAGAATCGTTCTACTAGAGAAATCCTATTGGACTTCAGTGCTGGTATGTTTGATACGAAGGAAGATAAGTATGCTAACATGGTAGTGGATCAGACTGTCCAACACATCCTTGCTATTGGCATGAACAAGAAAGAGTTCTCCATTGATAACATCAGTAAGTTCATGTACCAATCGTTCGCTACAGCAGCGAGGCAGATGGGAATCCAGCAAGCTGGTATTGAAAAGCAGAAGAAAGGTAAGCGGAGCGGAAAATACTTAGAGATGGTTAAGGCAGTTATCGGAAACGATAATGCATATAAATCATTCTTGAATGATCTCGCAGAGAAGATGGCAGAGAAGTACCCAAGCCGCAAAGCATTCAACGATGACTTCGCTGATCTATTCCAATCATTACGCTCAAACGAATGGGCAGATAAACTTAGGACACAAGCAATCCAAGACGCATCCGAGTATCTCAACTATAAGTTCGCTGATCTATTTACCTATCTGGGTGAGCAAAGGGATGCTAACCAAGAGTCAGTCAAGCAACACATCAGAGCAGAGCTTGCTGGCACGGGAGCTTCAAGAGAACTCGTTGATAAGTTCATCCAAGATGCCGACAACTATCTTACACAAGAAACAACTAGGATTCTCAAAGATAAACTAGGGTTTACTGTAGACGAGAAGACTGGCAAGGTAACTCCAAAACCATTACTTGCTAAGAAGATTAAAGAAGAAGCCGAGTCACAAGCTAAGGCTATTAAGAATCTCAAGGATATAACTAAGCTCTCAGCCACAGACCAAGGCAACTTTAAGGATGGCTTGATAAGCCGAATCATTACTGAAGTTGGGATGTCTAAAGACCAAGCAACGGAGCTTGCCAATATGATCATTGATCAGATTGAGAAAGCTATGCTGGCGCAGAAGAGTGAGAACCTAGCCAAAGCTCTCAAGAAAGCCGAGGAGGTCTTAGCTGATAACAAGATCAAGAGCAAAACCAATCAAAGGACTCTACTTCAAAGGTTGATTGAGATGGCAAACATGGGTGTGCTCGACAACGAGAAGGTCTATGAAGCGTACAGGAAGACTCATAACTTTGAGAAGAGTTTCCTACCATACGATGCTGAGTTTGTAAATGCATTGCGCGAGTGGGGTGATCGGATAGCTAAACTTCCAGATGGAGTTATTAGAAGTATCGAAGAAGAAAAGATGGGCCGGGCATTGATGGAGAAAACTGATTTTAAAGCAGGAGATATCCTATCTAGCTACTGGTACTATTCATTGCTATCTTCTATAGGAACTCCAACACTCAACATCATGTCTGGCACAAGCAACCTTGTATCGAATATGTTCGTATGGGGTCTATACTCTCCTAAATCCATATTCCCAATGCTAGGGGCATTCTACAAGGCTATTAACGGAAGGGAATCGGCGGCAGTAAACTCGTTCTTGTATGTGATGAGATATGGAATGAACCCATCAGGAATCCAAGACGAGAAACGAGCGATCTATCCAAAAGTAAACGTACTTGAGAACGCAACAAAAGAAAACGTACCCAA